TTTACTTTAGAATATTCTTTAAGCATATATTCAAAAAACTTATGAGCATTTACCCATTGCTCTTTACCATCTTTTCTAATCTTTATCTCTAAAAACATCAAAACCACCTACTTTCTTTTAATCTTTTATATCTTTCTTTATGTCTTTTCTTGGAATCTTCTTGATAGCACTTTAAGCATTTGCTTTTATATCGCCAACCACCTGAAACCTTTTTAGTGTTTTCCTTTGTAATTTTAATATTGCAAGTTTTACAAATCATAATAAAAGTTAATGTGGGCAGAAGGCTGATGTATTGTATGGTAGGTATTGGGATACTCCTACCCACATTATCTCATCTTTTTTTATTAGAAGGGCATTGCATCTGATGTTGCAGATACATTGCTTGTCTCCTGTTGCTGTCTAGGTTCTTGGAATTTTAAGCTGATATACTTCTTACCTGCTTTAGATTCCTGCATCCAACCTGCGACTTGCATTTTCTTACCATTCACTTCGCAGTTTCCTGAAAAGAAAGGTTGTTTGTTTTCAGGTGTAGCTGTTTCATTTTTAAAAAGAACACCTGTATTGTTGTTATCGTATTCCATGATTTATTTCTCCATTTTATTAAGTTGAATCTGTAGCACAATCATTATAAAAATAACTAGTGCTACAAACATAATTACATCTACTAAAGACATATTAAAATCCTCCAAAGTCTTGAACTTCAGGATTAGATTTTTTCTGTGGCTTTGAAGATCCTTTCTCCCACAAATGCAATCCTAATCCAAACATGCCAAGAACCTTTACCATGCAACGTGCTTTAGCATCAGTAATATCTCTTGAAGTAGGATTTACTATTGACTTCATAGGCATCATTGATGTCATAACAGGCAATGAAAATTCTCTTGACAAATCCCCAATAATAACTTTGCAATGCACTTCACAGGTTTTGTTTTCCTGTCCATCAAAATAAAACGTAGGACTTGGAAACTCATAGGTTGAGTTTGGATAGTGTTCCATTAAACAAGCCCAAGCATCAGCCCAACCAATATAATCAAGTCCTGATTTTTGGTATTGTATTTTTGTTGTGTCTATGGCTCTTAATGTTTTCCATACTTCGCCATAGGTTAGTTTTTGATTACTCATTTTGTTTTCCTTTCTATTTTACTTATTATTTCAAACAAATCTTGGTCAAGTTCACGAACCTCTCTTGGTATCTTTATACCTTGCATTTTATAAAATCCAATCATTGCACTAACATACTCATTACATCTTATCAAGACAGGCTCTATTTTATCTAAATCATAATGTTTCATTAAAATAAATCCTCCATTTTTTCTGCTTTGATATATTCTACCCTTTTATAATTTTGCATCAGTCTTGGTATGATATACTTCTTTTCAAACCAATTCCATATATTAGGAGTGAATTTATATTTTGTAGGGTAAGTCATGTGATATTCTATTTCAGGATCTTCAGGTTCATAGCCTTGCAGAATCTCATAATGTAATTCAGACATTCTACTCATCAGATTCCTCCTCATATAGACAATCGTAACACATTTTCTCATCTAAATCCATCTCAAGATAATAAAACCTATGTTCACATTTACAGCAAGTAAATTTCATTATACAGCCCCCTCTCTAAATTCTCTTAATGTAAGCTCTCTATTGATTTCTAATAAATCAGTCATAGAATATAACTCATTTGTCTTTACCCAATATTCTTCTATTTCATCAAGAAATATTTGCAACTGACTTGTTGTGTATTCTTCTACTTTATCTAATTCAAACTCCATTATTTATCCTCCTTTATAATAAAACTATTAGTAGAATAATCTATATCTGATTTTTCCTCTCCGTTTTCTTTTTTTAATCTATATTTTAAATTATCTAAATCTCCTGTAATATCCTCAAAACGTTTACTATCTTCAATAATAGATTCAAGTTCATTTACAACATTTATTTTTCCTCTTGTGTCTTCTAGATTCATTCCTTCAAAATCTACCCATAGCTCTTGCTGAAGATATAATTGCATTGCTTGTCTTAATGGCTCTCTATCTTCTTCTTCTGAGGCATACCATTCAATAAAATTAAGAATTACTAATTCTCTTATTTCGTATTGATCTCCAACCATTTCGTGACTATACTTCATTAGAATTCCTCTCTTTCTTGAATAAACTTAGCAAATTGCTTTTTATAAAGATATGGCTTTTCAACTACTGAGCAAATCTCAGAGCCATTCCAATCGCAATCTCTAGCTAACCAATTTATAAATTCAATGAAAATATCACTTGTTACGCATCTCATTTCAGTTTTTATCATGCGAAGTTCTTCTAGTTTTATGATGTCTTGCATCTCACTAAATTCTTCGTCATTGTAATAATCTACCATAATAGAGTTCCTTTCTATTTTTGTTTTTGTTTATTGATCCAATCCAAGATCATAAGTTACTATTCGTTTAGCATTAGGATATAAATCAGTAATACTGCAACCTATTGCTTTAGTCATAGCAATTAATCTTTCATGGTTTGGTTTTCTTCTTTCAGCAATATAATTGCTCAAATCTGTATCGGATACACCAACTTGCTCTGCAATGTAATTGGCTCTCAATCCTTTTTCTTTTATAATTTCTTTAATTCTGTTCATAATTTCCTCATTTTCTTAATAAATACTTTATAAATCTAAATACAATAATTTACCTATGCAACAATTTTTTTAATTTTTTATGTAAATCTTTAAAAAACAATCTCTTAAAATAGCCTTTAAAGACACTTTTATTATATGGGGCATACCTAAGTATACCCCATATTCGATGTTTTATTTCAATTTGAAATGTGGCTACATCTAGTTTTATCTAGTGGTTTAATATCTGATGTTCCTGTTTCGTGTCCATCTTCACAAAGATAAAAAATCACTTTTGAATTAGATATATGTCCCCAACCTGTTCCTGTTACTTTAACTTTTTTACCACATACTTTTGTTTTTTTCATTTTCTTCCTTTCTATTGTTTGTTATTTTTTTCCATTTATTAATATAATATTTTACCTTTGATCTCAACTTATAAACTTCTTTTGGATTTTGTAATAACATATTATCAATCCAATATAAGTCATTACCATTTATAGAATCTTGTATCCATTCCATTTCCATTAACAAAGTTTTTTCATTCCAATAAACTAATGGTTGATCATCATCTTCATTTGCTATGAAAAGCAATTCAGAAATAGGCTCAATACTATTAAAATCACTCCACATTTTAGTTTTATGAAGATTTTCTAATTGTTGTCTCTTTGTTTTTAAGTTCACTTTTTTATGTCCTTTGTTTAACATGATATAATATACAAATACTTTTCAATTCAAGTCAAGTTTTTTTTTAATTATTTTTAGTTTATTGACGAGAAATAAATAAAATTAACAATATAATAAGTTTCTGAAAATAGTAAAATATAGTTATCAACATCATTGTGGATAAAATGTGGATAACTTTTTGTTGTTTTTTAAAAATATTTTTAGTAACATATATCCCTGATTTTTTTTGGTTGAATACGTTTTGGGATCAGGAGCATAAAAAGCACTACACAAAAAGGGGATAATCCTAGTATATAGTGCAAAGTAGATTAAACAAGTAAAATACTTTCTAGGGCTGATATGGATTTCGGTAAAAGAGTTACTCATATTATAATTTCCATAGATTATAATTGCTATATATAGGCTCTATGAGGGTTATAACAGCAGATCTAAACTCCTAATTTTTATTAGGGGATTAGATTCTGCTATTTAGGATATAAGGGTTATAATATAAGATAGTATTAATTATTTCTTATATTTTGCTATACTTTCCTTAAAAGTCATTCCATTCCAAATATCATCGTAAATATTCCATATATTATATTCTATTATTTTATTTAGCTTTGGATTTGAATTATCCCAATTATAAGCATTTTCATGTAAATCAAATAATTCCCAACCTATTTTTTGAATATCTATATTATTATCTTCATCTGTGCAATTTTCTGCTTCATTCCATAAGTCTATATCGTTCATTATTATTTTCCTTTCTTTAATATTTATTAATAGCATTTACAAATTCATCAAATTGACTTTCTTTAATATATAACTCAAAATTTTGAGAAAATACATTACTAGTAGGCAATACAGCATAAAAATAATTAAAACATGAAATAAACTCTTGATCATCTTCTATTATTTGATGAAAATTTCTCATTAAATCATTCATATTATAACCATCAAAACCGCTGAACCATCTACTCTCAACTTGTTTATATCCCTTTGGGGCTTTTCCTTCATAATAACCTCTCCAACCATCAGATTTTTTATAACCAACTAAATCTTTATAATTATCTATACATGATGGTATATCAAAATTATCTCCATATTCATCTATAAAAGCATACTCCCCTTTATAATATTTTTTATTTTTATTATCAAATATAACAACAGCATGATCTAAATCGCTATTAAAACAACATTCACAAATAATTTCATCATTATAAGTGTAATTGTAATAATCTTGATTTGTATTTATTTTTTCCTCACAACTTATGCACTTTTCCATTTTTATGTTCCTTTATTTATAATTATTAATTTACTTTAAATGCTATATCTTCTTCACATATCTCAAATAATTTATTATAACTATTTTTTACAATTATAGATTTAAATCCATATCTATTGTTATAAATTGAAATTATTTTACCAATTAATTTTAATTCGTAAGTATTTACGTTTACTATATCATCAACTTTATATTTCATTTTTTTATGTTCCTTTATTTATAATTAAATAATTTACATATAATAATAATAATAATTTACAATATAAGTCAAGTAATAAAACAATTTATTTATATATAATTATAATTTATTGACGTGAAAATAATTTCATTAAAATATAATTTTGATGTTTCAAATTTTATCATAAATTTTTTTGTTGATTTTTTATTATAGATTTTGATCTTAAATTAATTATTTATATTTATTTAAGATCTTAATTAATTGTATATCATTTATTTAAAATCTTTATTTAATGCGTTTAAATGCGTTATTTAATGCGTTTTTATTATATAGGTATATATTTATATTAAACAAAAAAAAACCCCTAAAATGTTAATTTTAGAGGCTTTTTTATTCCCTTTCTTTGACTACTTTATATTTATATTTAATTAAAATTTACTTGTAATACATCTATATAAACAAAAACATAAAAAACTTACTATAATATAGATTAAACATATTAAAAACAAATTATAACCATTTACAGCATGTTTTATTAATATTATTGTAGTTAATAGATGTATTATATATATACTTAATTTCATTTTTAATTTATTCCTTTATTTATTTGTTTTTTTATAAGTTTTAAACATTTTTTAAGTTCAGCAATTTTTAATTTATCATCATCTAAAAAAATTATTCTATTTTCATATATTGTAATTAGTTTATGTAATTTCATTTTTATTTATTCCTTTATTTAATTAATTGTTTATTTTCTACAAATTCAATACCTAATAAAGAAGATGTTTTTAAAATACTTTCTTGTTTTAATTTAATGTTAAGATCATTAATTAATTTATTTACTTTTAAATCATTATTATTAATTATTTCAAGTTTAAAACTTTCTTCTTTGGTTTCTTTATAATAACCAATTACACGCTGTAACGTGTAACCATCAAAATAGTTATTTACTATTTTAGTTATTTCTTTTTCTTTAAACGCTTTTTTGGTTTCATTATTGTGTCCAATATATAAAGTATATAATTTCATTTTTATTTATTCCTTATTTTATTTATTTAAAAAACCTTCCAACCAAGAAACCAATTCTTTTAATTGGTTCATATTATAAATATACTTTTGATCTAATGCTTTAATAGTTTTTTTTATTGATTTAGTTTTATATGCTATATTATAATATTTTTCTATATTACTTACGATCAAACATAATTCACAATTAGAATATTTACTTATATTTATTTTAGGGTTTTTAATTACTACAGGTTTATTTTTTATTTTATAAGATCTTAATTTCATGTTTACTTATTCCTTCATTTATTTTATTATATTATTTATTTTTTCTATTGCTAATACTATAGAAACTATCATGCCTTGTATCAGGGTGCGACTCTTCAATTTTTGCAGGCTTTGAAAAAAGACAACTAATACAAGAAATCATTAAAATTAAAGCTATTGCTACTAAAGACGGGTTGCTTACTGTTATTTCCATTTTTTATTTATCTCCATTTGTTATTTGTTAACTATGTTAATTTACATACAATGTAAACTTATATACAAGTAAAATCTAACAATTATTTAAAAAAAATTTTTTTCCTAACGGAAGTTAATTATATATATATTTGTAATATGTTGTTATTTCATGTTTAAATAGTGTTTATTTAGGGGTTTTAAACGGGTACTCTCTTACATATAAATTAAACAAAATCTTTTAAAATTGCGTGTTTTTTTACCAATTTAAAGCGTGCAAAACGTGCAGGCTTATTTGGCATAACCTATAATTTAAAACTAACTTTACATATGATGCAAGGAAAACTTATCCACAAGTTATGCACAAGTTATGCACAAGTTATCCACATAGACGTATGCCGAGGCACTCTAGTCGTCAGTTCACATTCCACACAAAATCCAAAAATTAACTTTCAAATAAAATTTTCGTAAGAACTTTGAAGTTATCTTTGAAAATGCTTATATTATAATATGTCCGAATTAGCCGATATTAAGAAGAACCCTGCCAAAACCCTTGCTGCCGAACTTTTGGCTCTAAATCCACACCTCACAATCCAAAATGTGGCAAAAAAAGTAGGGGTTACAGAACGTACTGTGCATTTGTGGAAACAAGATCCGAATTTTGTTGAGGCGATATATGATAGGTATATGTTAGAGTTTGGTGCAGAGATACCTGCTGTGTTAAATGCTATGGTAAGAGAGGCTAAAGAAGGTAATGTCCAAGCAGGTAGATTGGTGCTTGAGCATAGTGGTAAGTTGGTAAAGAATGTTAATGTTACGATTGATAGTCCGTTTGAGAAGTTCTTAAAAAGTGCAGAA